GAATGAGAACAAATAACATCATTTTGTTTTGGAAGACCACAAAAAAAACAACTATTATCTAAATTATCATTATCTAAACCTAAAATATTTCTAAAACAATTAATTTCTGATTTTTTTGTAATAACTAAGCATAGATCATCGATGTTTAGATATGTTAAATTAACAATAGTATCATCTTTAATTTGCATATTATTATGTACTAAATCATAACTATCATAATGTAATCTAAAATTTTCATATATCTTATTGTGGAATTCTAGTTTAATATTTAAGAATACTTTTTTAGTAGTATTCGTTATTTTTTTATTTACATCTTTGTATTTAATTAAAACCTTTGTCATTGAAAGAATGTATGCCTATATCAAAAACCCCCACACTTAAAAAAAAATCAATTTTTTATAAAAATCTATTTAAAAAGATTTTATTTACATTATCATGTAATGAATCGTTGTATTGCGTATAATAAAAATAATAATAAATGCAGGGCAAAACTAGAGGAAGGAAAATTATTTTGTTGTAAGGCACACTGTCCTAAAAATATAGAGCTAGTTGAAGAAGGTTGTTTCATGTGTTTTGAAAAAATAAAAAATCCAACAGAAATGATTTATTTAAAATGTCATCACGCTTTTCATAAAGAATGTTATAATGAGTGGTTAAATCATTCTACATATGAAACACCTGTATGTATAATTTGTTTAAAAGAAGTATTTACATCATTGAATATAATAAAAAAAATAAAAAAAAATGTAGATTTGAATTTAAAAAAAATAAATCATTTAAATCAAATAAACAATATATTAATTTTTAATCAAATTATTTAATTTAAAAAGGTATTATATATTAAATATCATGGCAGATAGTAATATGTTTGAATATAATATAATAGATCAAAATAATATTATAAATCAAAATAATATTATAAATCAAAATAATAATACAAATTTTAAATTAAAAAATACTTGGGTATTATGGTTTCATAAATTAAATGATAATAATTGGGGAATTAATAGTTATGAAAAAATTTTAGAATTAAAAGAGTATAATGATGTATTATTTATGTTAAAAAAAATAAATAATATAAATTGTGGTATGTTTTTTATAATGAAAGAAAATATAAAACCAATTTATGAAGATATTCAAAATATTCATGGAGGATATTGGTCATTAAGAATAACAAAAAAAGAAGCAGATGTTTTTTGGAGAAAATTTATTTATTACTTATGTATAGATAAAATAACAAAAACAGATGCTGACGAAATGTGTATAAATGGATTATCAATAAGTCCAAAAGTTAATAATAATATATTTAAAATATGGAATAATAATTTTAAAAAAGTAAATAAAACATGTATCAGAAAAGATTTAGATTTTATACATCCTGATGATTTTTTTTATTTAGAACATAAAGAAAATAAATAAATGTAATATATAATTCTATGTTTATTTAAAAAATAATTTACATATTATTATATAAATGATTATAAATTTTATTCAAAATGTTAAAACATTCTTTCAATTACTATATTTCTTTTTTTTAAATTTTACATTTATAATTCATCCTAAATCAAATGAATATGATAAATATAAAGATATTGATATAGATTTACTTAAATTTTGTTGTATTATTGATAATTTTAAATTAATTGATGAATATAATCAAAATGTAGATGATAATTATGATGATAATTATGATGATAATTATGATGATAATTTTGATAATGAGAATATTAGTCAATATTTAGGAGATGATGATAATAATAATGAGGATAATAATGAGGATAATAGTAAACATTTAGAAGATGATAATAAAGATAAAAAATGCGATCAAAATTTTGATAATGAATGTATTGAATGTGATAGAGGTTATAATAATATTCAAAATTTAAAAGATGAATGTGAAAATAATTATAAAGATGATGATAAAAATAAAATAGAAGAAGAAAATAATAAATATAGTAAAAAAAATTATAAAAAACGTCATATAAAATTTAAAGAATTTAATAAAAATATTATTGAAGATTTTAAGAATATAAGTGGTATTGTTAAAAAATAATATAATAGTATAATAATATAATTATATAATATAATAATAATATAATATCTTATATTATATTATGTCTAGTTTAACAACACAAAAAACAACTGATTTTATAGATAAAAAAGTTAAAAAAAAAACTGATAATGTAGGTAAATCATTTAAATCTATCTTATCAGATTTTGATGTAATGCCTTATCTTATAAGTTTTGTACTTGCTCTATCATTTAGTAATTTATTAAATGAAATTGTAAAAAATATTTCTGAAAAAATATTTAAGATAAAAAATCCATTATTTGAAGCATTTATTGAACTTATATTAGTAATAGGAATCATTTATTTATTTATTTATGAATTTTATTATAAATATTTATTTGATGAAGATACATCAAAAGAAAAAATAGTTAAAACTGCAATAAATCAGGCAAAAATTGAAGAAGCTAAAAAAGAAATTAAAAAGGACCCTCAAGCACAAAAAGAAATAGAAAAAAATATAGAATTAAATAAAAATATTGAAGAATATTTTACAACTTCTTATACTTTATAATTATTTAATATATAAATTAAACAACATTTAATATATGATTTTTTTCATTATCAGTTAAATGATATGTTTTAAATACATCATCATTTATTACATTCTTTTTTTGATTTAATAATTCTAATGCATGGATATTATCAAATCCATGCTTTGAAAATTGTTTTATTAAATATTCTATAATGGGTGATTTAAATATCTTTAAAATATTATTTAAATTTTCACGTTTATCAGTAATTATTTTAAAATTATCACTATAAGTATATTTATGAGTATCGTCAATAAACGGCATTAAATACCCTTTTTTTGAAATAACTATTTTATCTTTATCTATATCATTATCTAGTTTATCATAATAATAATAATCTATTGGAGGAAAGGGATTTTTTTTATTTATTGTATCAATTATTTTGTATTTAAATAATTTTGTTTTAATTGGAGAAACAATACCTTTATTTATCAATTCTTTTCGTATTCTCTGGCTTTTATTACCAAATTTAACATCTTTTAAATGAAATTTATTATCATTATTATCATTATTATCATTATTATTATCATCATTATTATCTATCAATTTATTTATAATATCAATATCAATTTTATTTAAATATTTTGGTAAATTATATTTTTCATATAATTTTAAAGTAGTATATTTAATTTTACCATTATAATTTGTAAATTCAATTTCAGTTAAACCTTCATAAATTTTATTTTGTAAAATAAACCATATAAAGCTTGATGCTACATTAAAATACTTATTACACGTTTCCATAGAAATGAAAGGCAATTTATAAAATATATCAATATATTTTCTATTTTTTTCTTGAAGTAATAAATAATCTAATATATTACGTGGGGTTATAAACATTAAGTATCCATCTTTTTTCAAATCAATTAATGCTTTTTGCGTCATTTCCAAATATTTTTTATTATCGCCTGATTTTTTATCATCTTGAAATGGAGGATTACCAACAATTACGTCAAACTTTTGTGTTTTATCAAATTCCAATTTTAAACTATCTCCACAATATATATTTACTTTATATTTATTTGATTGAAATACTTTATTCATTATAAAACAATTTTTTTTATTTATTTCTCCCATAAATAACATGTTTTCTAAAATATGTTTTTTTCTTTTTTCATCATCTTTTATTTTATATTTCAATCCATCCATTAAACGATAATAAATACATACTAAAAAACTTCCCATTCCAGCTGCTGGGTCATACCATCGTAAATTTTTCATAGTAAATATAGAAGTTCCTTTATTTTCTTTTTTATATACTTCATCTAATTTATCCATCATTTCATTAATTAATTCAATAGGTGTAAAAACTTCTCCAAATTTCTTTTTTTCTAATTCTTTTGGTTTTAAACTTTCTTTTAAATATTTTAATAATGCATCAGGTGTATTAAGTAAAGACGCATATGTCATCTTAAATTGGTATGATATATTATTTATTTCTAAATTATGAATTAAATATTTTTTACATATTCTAAAAATAAATTCAAATAAATTCTTTTTTTCCCATAAATTTTCAATATAACAGTTCATTACTTCTTTTAATTCATAACTATTATATACAAATAATAACATATCAAAGAAATTACATAAATTATTTTCAGAATTCATAAACCTTACCAATGGAATAATTAAAGGAAGTATATCTTCTACAAATGAAATATTATCATTTTTATTTTTCATAGAATCATCTAAAAATTCTAAAGTATTATTATTATCAATATTATTATCAATATTATCATCATCAATTCTATTAAGATTATTAAGATTTAAAACAGATGTTTTATGGTGGCCATTTGGTATAATTTGAAAATTTTCTTCATCAAATTTAATAAATATTTCATCTAGGTTATTTCCTAAACTAAAAAAAGAACCATTTAAATACTTTTGGTCAATATCATCTATTTTTACAACAAGATTATGTATTTTTTTCATTAATTTTTGAGTTTCATTTAAGGGATTATTTTTCCAAATATCTAATAATTTATTTATTAAAATTCCTTTATTTTCCTTTGATTCAAAAATATCTTCATCTAAATGAATTAAATTATTTTCTATAATATATCTTATTTTTTCATTCGATGTTAAATTTGGATCTACTAATGGATATTCAATAAATGTATGTAACACACGTGATAAATTAAAATCTACAACAAAACCTATTTTTTTAGTTCCATCATTACTTTCACTCATACAACGATACATCATTTGCATGATTTTATCACAAGAAGTAATATTATTCATTAAAAATACTATATCTACTAATGGTAGTGTTATACCTAGACTACATTGGTTTCCTGCCAATAAAATAACGCCCTTTTTACCATTTTCATAGGCTCTTTTTTCCACATTTTCAATATTTAATTTTAAATTTTTGACTTCTTTTACTTTAGAATTAATAATTAGTATTTCATAGTTTTGAAATTCTTCTATTTCTAGCATATATTTTTTTA